TCATACATCTCAAACTTAAGATATTGATTAGATACATAATTCTTATGAGTACCACTACACTCTAATAGTGTTGTCCTACTACACTTGTGTTTAATACACTTATTATCTACTTTATTCACTAATTTAATCAACCTAGTTGGTGTTGGTTGGTCCTTATACTTGTTGAGTGCTTTCCTAATGATATTACAACTATCTATGAAACCCTTTTGGTTTATGAGCATATCTTTTCTTGCTATTTTCTTATTCATTTTATTCTCCTTTTATTTCATCATATTTTGTAGTTTAGTTATTAAACTAGCCTTAGCATCAGCACTTAAAGTAGCAAATACTTTCTCAATCTTAACGCCCTTAGTTTCTTCGTCGTCTTCAAGCTTATATTCTTTATATAATTCAAGTAACTTAGCACTATATAGTTCATTATACTTATTCTTATCAGTCCTATCTAATGTTTTAGTCACGGCTTTACCACTTAACCCATTTAATAGATTTTTAATCTTAACTACATCATGAACATAATTATCCATTAAATGGTCCATTAACTTTAAAGCTTTCTCAACATTATACCAAAGTAATGTATTTGTATTAATCATTAACTTAGACTTAACAGCAATCGAAGCATATTTAACTATATTTCTTAGTCTTTGTTTATAATGTGATGTGTAAGTTTCGCTTGTCTCGTCTATTAAGTTATTTAAAGCCTTAACACCGATAGCCACTTCTTTTACATCTTTAAGGTATGTAACAGCTTCATTAAATAGCACTTTACTACTGTTATCTGTTTTTTCCATAGATACTAGAGTATCTACCATTACTTGCTTAATTGTGTTTATATTTGTGTCCATTTTATACACCTTTTCTTATTTATCTATTAATTATATTATCATAACACCATATTAAATATATACTTATTTATATACTTAACTAGATGTTAATCTAGTCTTATGTTATTTGGCTACATAAGATGCCCATCACTTACATGTTTGATTTTAGACTAGATTATTGCTAGTCCTTGAGTTTGAGTAAAATCATATTTGTGTCAATTCTAATACCCAATCTATCCACCATAAGCGCGATAGAATATAAGTATATTATAGAAATGTTTAAAATCTCATAGTATCGTTATAGTAGGATACAAACTAGATAAAAGGCTACTTATATAAAATATGTAAGTAACAGCGGTAGTTAATGTGTACCGCAAACACATAATAAAATTATAACACATGTAAGCTTAAACACAACTTAACATAATTGTTATACTATCACCACTATTTAACGATAATACCTAAATTAATAGGATGTTACTTATCTTTATAGTATATAGGTGTATTCTCATATTTAGAGACCTTCCCCATACCTTTATAAAATAGATAATAGAAGTATAACATAGCTAAGCTTAAAGTAAACTTAATGTTATGTATATATAATTTTAAATAACATATCAAGACATTAACTGAATTGATAAAAGAATTATAACACATGTAAGCTTAAAGTATGCTTAATGTTGTATATGATAAAATAAAAGAATTATAAAATAAGATAGTATATCAATTACATATAATGGAACACGTGCGTGCGTGAATACAATAATGTAGCTTAAATTATGCTTATGTATTAGGTAATGTTAACAGGTATCAATTACATCAAAATAAATTATGTAATGTTAATGATAATAGGTATCAATTACAACAAAATAAGGTGCCCAACTTTTGGACATTTGTGTACATACATATAGACAGATAACACATATACATATATAGACATAAGTGTTGGAGCAGTAGTCTGAACACAAGTTGCACACAGGTAGGAGCGGTAGTGTTNGCGNTACCTTGCACATAAGTATGAACACATGTTGGGTCGATGGGGGAAGCAGTGGGGGTGGCTATGTATATATACCCCCTTACAAATTCCCAACATTATTTGAAACTACCTTGAGACCCTGAACACAAGTATGAACACAAGTGGGGGACACAAAACATAGATCTCATGACTCAACACTCTAAACACAGGTAAACCTACATAAGGCTATAACTCATGACATATATGTAATTAACCCCCAACCCCCTGTAACATCTTTCTCGGTATCTGCAACAACTAGAGGTATAAAACTACCTCCAGCCCCCTACCCATCGTACCTACCTACTACCAATACCTGTGTTTTGTGTCGTCTGTGCATTACCTACTACCAGCGGCACCAGGTATCCAGCTCTCCATGTCCTCCATCCACTTATCAAGAGTAGCATCTAACTGCTCCTCCTTATAGTCCTTAACCATGTCATCTTCATCCACCCCTACTGTCTCTACCAACTGCTGCAACCCAATAGATAATGCATCCAGCCTATCATCATGTCTTAAGCATCCTCGTTGTCTAGTGATGTGTGTCATCTGATATATCAATGAGTAAGGTAGTTTCTGTGCATCAGTTAATGCTCCTTCAATATCCTTCTTAACCATGGTCTTATCAAATACCAATCTGTGTTGATTAAGTAGTGGTTCCATTGTATCAATAATACGTAGTTCCTTCTGCTTACTACTTCTTACCTCTTCTATTGTAGCAGGGTGTACCTTCTTTAAGATAGGTTGTAGTAGTTGATCAAACATCCCATCCCCAAAGTTACTCTCTGTATAGATTGTGTTTACATTGTGTACCTTAGCGATGTGAGCTAGCTTAAATAAGTTCTCATCCTTGTATCCACCTTGTAGGCCCCCCTACATCCACCACATAGATCTTACCATGTAGGTACTTCATTACTGCATACCCCATCTCATCACTCCCCCTACCTGAGGGATCAATAGACATGATACTATAGTGATAGTCTGTGTAGTCTTCATCAATACGACCAGGACCAAACATACAGTCTCCTGTGAACCCAAGGTTAGGTAGATCAATTAAGTCCTTACGTTGTGAACTATATCCCATTGATATTGGACCCTTTATCGTATCAATATCTGATACGATTAGATCCTCCTGCTTCAATGGGTACTTATCTGCATCACTTAATGTTGTATCTAATTGATACTGTAGGTTGTAGTAACTCTTCCCTACTGATGCTTCTCTCTCTAGGAGATCCTCATGACTAAACCTAACATCTGTAGGGTCACCTATGTCACCTGCTAACATCTCAATATATGGAGCTAATCTACCCTCATATATCATAGGATCAGCTGGTATTCTTGATGGCCATATCCTTACTAAGAACCCCTTGTCCACAAACCTATTATATACACTATCTCCTGTTTGAGGTGTACCTAGTCCTACGATAGANGCATCCCCATCCGTCTGTAGGATTGAGTCGAACTCATTTATCTGTTGTATTATTTTCGCNCTCATCATTTCTGTAGCGGAGTTAATACTTGTTTCAACATCATCTGCAATCAGTAGTGAGGCTCTATTACCCTGGAGTGAACCAGTAATACCTAAACACTTAACACTAGGNTGTACAGTAGTTTCACAACCATTAACATCAAATGACATAACTGAGTTACGTTGATCTGATCTAGGTTGTAGGTGTTCCATCAATGGTACCGTAGCTAGTAGCTTATGTATGAATGTTGATATGGCTGTAGCGTGTGAACCAGATGCCGATACAATAAGTATCTTCTCATTAGGATTACGTAATAGTCTCCATCCTGCATAACATCCTGTAATGTATGTTTTACCTATACCCCTGAAGGCTTCAATTAATAATCTTCTATTACCTTCCTGTAGTGTCTTAGCTATATCCCTCTGTAGTGGTGTAGCATTTGGTAGACTAATACAATTAAATGTGTAGTCTAGGAAGTCTGGGAAACTCTGTACCAGTAACTTCATTCTTTCTTCTGTCATGTTATCTCCTTCTTTTTATATGCTTTAAATGACCATAGGAAGCACCAGGAGGGCATAACTATTGTTACCCTACTCCTAGTACCTCTTAAGACATTTAAGCCGTCTCGTACATCTCTTCATTAGCTGCGAACTGAGCTATTAATGATTGCATTGGTTTACTTTCAGCTATGTCAGCTGTAATCTCATTATCTTTTAAGAACTTAAGTATAGCACTTAGTTCACCTGGAGGTAGTACCTCTTCTGTCTGGTTTAGACGGCTGATAAAGTACTCAGCCATCTTCCCATGTAACCCATCAAGGGCTTCTATTGTTGCTTTATTATTTGCCATTATTTAACCATCTTTCATATAGTCCTTTATTCTTATTACTAAGAGAGTCTATATTAATTTGGAGCTCTTCGTTATATTTCTTTAGGAGCTCAGGATTCTTAGCTATAAAATACTTACGTGCTTTATCCCTAATACTATTTATGGTATTATTAATATACCACTTCTTAGTGCCTTTAACACTAAAGTCTATACCATCAACTGCTTTCTTATAGTCCCTACTAGATAATACCTTATTAAGGTTCTCTTCTAGTTTAAACTTAGATTCAATTAACCTCTGTAGTCTCCAGTGATCTTTAGGTTCTAACTCAATAGTTGTACCTTTAAATGTAAGGTCCTTACCAAACTTACTGATAGGCATCTTAAGCCTCATTATCTCTTGTCTAACTTTACTCTTAGAAGGCTTACCAGCTTTAACACCAGCAATTGTTACATTCTCCATAGGTAGTCCAAAGATATCTAAAGCATCTCTTAAAGTGTTAGGAGCATATGCTTTCTTAAACTTCTCAAACACATCTTTAGCTTCTTTATGGTACTCACCTGCTTGTAGCCACCTAGAGGCACTAGAGTATGGAGCTAGTGTAGCTGTCATATTAGAGAAATATCCAGGGTCTTTATACTCAATAGCTTTCATTAAGTCATCTAGCGATTTAACCCAAGTCTTATTCATAATATTATTAGTAAAGGCTGTAATTACTGCTCCAGATACCTCATCAAAGTGTTCATAGTAGCCTTCTTGAGTGTCATAACCCCGTCTAACCATATCTTGATGGAACATATTAAGGTCAGCAGTAACACCTAAGAACATACCAATAGGGTCTGCTCTATTATATTGTATCCATGTATCACCAATCCTAACACTATTTTCAACTATACCAGCGGTCTTCCATGCTTCTCTTTCGTTAGCAGGAGCTGTACCAGTAGTCATACCATTATATGCTAGATACCCACCTAGTGCATATAGTGATGTACCCATAGTCAGCTTAGCTTGTGCTAATGCTTTCCGTCTCCCACCAGCAGCTATATCATCAGTCATACGTTGTGATAACTTATGTATTCCAGGTGTACGTCTACCTACCCACTTAAGGATATTAACTGGTGTTCTGTAGAAAGGAACAATGAATTGTCCATATGGTGATGATGTTCTAGCTTTATCTATATGGTTAAGTGTTCTGTTGATAGCTGAGTCTGTTTGAGCTCCTCTAATCTCTTCTTGGAATGTGTATTCCCTAGAGCGTTCTAACGCTTCAAGATGAAACTTACCATCATTAGACTTGATGTGTTTATTAATTAAGCCTTTAGCTTCTGTTGATAGCTCAGAGCCCTTCTTCATAAATAAAGTTTGATGTGCTAACACTACCTCTCCAATGAAGTCTTGTTTAGCTTGTCCAGTTAAACCTAACTTATTAGCTTCTCTAGTTGCTATATATGTTATCTGTCCATTATATATACTACGTTTAAATAAATCATCTGTAAATCCTAGTGCGTGATAAGGTGCTCTAATAACAGCTCCAGCAGTATCAATTACTTGGCCTAAGCCTTGTTTAATAATACCAGCATTAGCTGTATCACCTAACATATACTCTTTACTAACAGCTCTATATGAGCCTGTATCATACTTCTGGAAACTATCTAAGTAACTTTCTTCTAGTGTGTCTTCAACTACTTTAGCTCCATACTTACTTTGTTTAAGTGCTTTACCTAAACCTTTAAATGTTTCTCTAGTAGATGTAAACATACCATTACTTAAAGCATTCAGCTCATCCATAACAAATCTATCTGTAGCTCCAGTAACCTTACCAATAGCACCAGCCATATAGTATTCAACACTACGTAGAGCCATAACACTAGCATTACCTATAACATTCACTCCTAATGTAACAGGAGATGATAGGATACCAGCAGTACGTGTCTCTAATAATACGTTAGCTAGTTTTGTTAAGAAACCATCCGCTGCATCTAAATCAGCCATAGTCTTATGAAGTGTCACTTCTTTCTCAACATCAACAAAATCCTGTAGTGCTTTATGTATTCTAGTAGCTGTGGCANCATCGATAAATTTATCTAGCTCTTTATTTAAAGCATCAGGAGCAAACTCAGCTACCTCATCTATAGCTGCCATAACATCTTTAGGTATGATACCTATACGTCCAGCGGCTGTGGTTCTAGCACCAGCAACTTGTACTGCTTTAGTTCCTCCAGCTATTGTCCATAGTTCTTGAAACTCTGATAAAGACTTTAATAGTTCGCCTCTATCTGTAGCGTCTACTTGATTAATTCTAGTACTAATAGATTGTATCTTATTGGCCATTACTTTCTTCATAGCTATTAATTTAACATCCATATCTTCAGTATCTTTAACTAACTGTGTAGCGAAGTCTAGATAATCATCACCTATCTTTGTAACTAATATATTAGCCTCAGCTTCAGTTAACTCTTGAGGTTTAACTCCAGTTTTAAAGTATTCCTCAAACTCACTAGACTTAGTCATTGATTCTAGAATAGATTTACTGGTATCATCTACCTCTACCCTAGAGTAGTTAAAGGCTGTTTCTGGAGGCTTAATGCCATCTACTATTTTAGTAGGGTCTACTTCTACGCTACTAGGTACTACCTCCTCTACAGGGGCTTTAGCCTGAGGTACAATAGCTTCATCAGCTACACCATCAACAGTCTTGATTACTTCATCACTAGTCTTATTAGCCCATAACACAGCTTTACTTGATTTATATCCAGCAACAACAGTCTTAATAATTGCTTCAGTAGCTACACCCATTAAAGCACCCTCAATAACATGTTTAAAGTTATCTTCAAATACTGTATCACTAGGGTCATGTTTAAGGTATTCAATTAAAGAACCCTGTACACCAGCATCAGATAATACATCTGCTAATCTACCATCATCTTTATCCCATATCATGAAGTCCATACCAGCACCAGCAACCATAGAGCCTGTAAATGTTGTACCCCCTACTCCTCTAGTTGTTAGTATTGCTGACACAACTTGACTACCTGTCTCAGCTATCTTACCTGCTTGTGTAGAGGGCTCATCAATCATGTTTAGAACAGACGTAGCAAAAGGAGCTAGTTCTTCACTAGTCCCCTCATAACCTAAGTAGTGTCCTAAGTTAGTTGCTGAGTTCTTTAAGTTCTCAAAAGGCCCTCTAACTAATCCTCTACCTATCTCAGCAGTTGTAGACGGCTCTTCCTCTACTACTTGCTGTGGCTGCCTAGTAGCTACAAACTGGGCAGCTAATTCTTCGTTACTAAGACCCATGCTTAATACCTCTTAAGTACTTAACCATAGCCATACTTACACTAAATATAGGATCATTCTGTAATCTATCTTTCAGCTCTGTATCGCTCATGTTCGTCAGTTCTTTTTTAGTAAGACCGGTCATTTGTGTAAAAGAAGGCCCGAAATGAGTTAATCCATTCTTAATGTTATCTTTAGCTGTTGCGGGCTCTACTTGCCACCAGCCCAATGCAGGGCCTCCTACTTGCTTATCATACTTACCGCCGTGTGACTCATGTAATGCTGTCATATATAATAATTCAGCAGCGTCCTCAGGATCTATATCAATAGCTTCAAAGTCAGTATCAAAGGCCTGTATAGCGATATCGATACTATCTCTTATCTCTGTCTCTTTAGGAGCTTGTCCATATAATCTAGATACATCAGCATTAAAGGAAGCTTTCTTCTCTTCATTATCTGTTGATTGATATACTTTACCCCACACATCAGCAGGTAAGTTGCCAGGAGCTTCGTGGTTTAACTCATCTGCTTGTAGTGTTGTTGGCGAAAACACATCTACCACACTATCCATAATACTTGATGTAGGCTGTAGTTCAGAAGCTTTAATTGAGCCATCTTCTAAGCCTTGTCTAATCTCATCTGTTGTAGCTG